AGTTTGAGAAGGGGGGGTTTGAACAACCTGAGGCAATTGAGGGGGGGAGGTATTAGGTAGTCCTCTGGGTTTATCAATTTCCTGTTGTTGTTTTTCCTTATCTGCTTTTACTGCAGCATCAAACTCTTCCTGAGTTGGAACATCAATCACAGGATAATCTAAAGTAAAGTTTGGCACTTCAAAAATAGGAAGTGCCAAACCCCTTGTAACTGGAGGTCTTAAAGACTTAGACTCTGCCGACAGGGACTGAATTATCGGTTGAGGAATCTCCTGAATCACAGTTCTGGCAACCTGCAGTTGAGGTATTTGAGACTGCGGTATCTGCTGGAGGTTCTGGTTCTGGAGTTGGTTCAACTGAGGTGACTGCAGGTTGAGAATCTCGTCTGGCATCTTCAGGTCCATCCTTCTTCATAGTGTTAATACCAAAAGTTGCTGCAGAAGCAGTAAATACAGTGGCAATAAATGTGGGGTCCATCTTAGCAAGAAGACCAGCATATGATGCTGTAAGCAACGCAGCAGACCAACTCAAAATAGCAATACGAATTAATTGTCCCATAGCTTTTTCTCTTTTTTGAGTTTGTAACATTTTTCTATGTTTTGTGAATGTTTACTTAATAACCTCACAGCATCTATTGTAATATCTCTTACGATCATCTAACCCATTATAACCACCGTTGACTCTTTTAGTAACTTGATCAACTGTTGGATTTGAGTCACATAGAGCATTCATATTATTATTATGCCACCAGAATCCTGCGCTAGTGACTGGATACTTATCAGCAACATAAGATACACCCTCCATTACTTTGGGGTCTTTAATATAATTTGCAAATGCCTGATAGTTTGCACGACCAGTCATTTGAATGTATCCAGCACCCTTAAACTTCTTACCATCTCCTGGTTGAGTATTACCAAGATCTGAACGACCTTCGTAATCAGCACCAGAAGCAAGTTCTTCCTTATATCTTCCACCACCAGATTCGTGTGAAATCTGTGAAAGGAAATGACGAATACGGACTGGTGTATTAATTTTGAAGAAGTTGAGTCCAGAATTCATTTCAGCAACTTCTGCATCTGTGATTAGATTTTCACCACAATTCCAGATATGTGCGAGTTGTGCCTTGGTGACTAATGTGGTTCCGCCACTACCACCAGTTGAGGCAGCGGCACTAGTCTTTTTTCTATAAATCTCTGCCCAATCGGCATTATCTTCCAGATACTTAACGGGTAGATTATCTTCTAACCATTGAACTGCTTTGATATGATTGGGATTCTTTTCATCATAAAACTTAAAAAAGTTATGAAGATCAATTTTTGCCATTTTTACCTCCAAAGTATTTTTGATAGAGTTGATTTGCTTCTAGGTGCTTTCCGTTATTTGTAAGGTCTTTAATCACTTTTAACATCTTTCTTTTGAAATTAATCGAAGATTCTGCCCCATCCATCATTTCCTCCTGGGCACCAACGGTACTTAAGCATTGCTTTGGTGTAAATGGTTTTCTTACCGTTTGTCACAGGACCAGTATAGTTATCATTGCAGGAACCATACGGATCGTTTACATAATATCCTTTACCATCAGGTGTCTTACCAATTACAACTACCATATGACCACCGGTAGGAGCAGTTAAAGGTCCACGATGTAAAATACCAATGACTACTGGTTTTCCTGCATCTAGACTCTTATCAATATCAGCAAAAGAAAGATTATAACTGAAATGTGATTTAACTCCGTATGCTTCTAGAACTCTTGTCTGTACAGCATGATCAGTTGTGTCACCAATTTCAAAAACTTTCTTTACATACTCATCATCACCTTTAATACTTCCTGGTTTTAAAAATGCTAAACACATCGCACAAGAAGAACTATTGCAAGTACGATGTGCGTCTCTATAGTTATCCACCTGATTGAAATATGGAACATTTAGAACTGCTGGTGTAGGTGGTTTAGTTCTATAAATTCCAATCCAATCTGTTTCAGAATCATCAAGAAATTCAGCAGGTAGATTGTCTTCTAACCACTGAACTGCTGCTACATGGTTTTCATTACCATCATCATAATACTTAAAAAAATTGTGAAGATCTAGGGTCATTCTCCTCTCCTATGAACTCTAATGAGAAAATATCATGCTCTGGAATATTTGGATTCAACCACTCATAAAATTCAGACTGAATTGCATGGGCATCATCAATATTCTTATTGGATAAGAACTGAATACGATCAACTGCCCAATCGTGACTAATACGAAGAGTTTGTACCAGAGTGCTCATAATATTTAGGAATTTGAGGTTTCATCTCACTCTATCATATCTGGATTTCCTGTCAACTCTAAATACAGATAAACAATTCTTATGAAGTGGCAATATAACGGTGAGGACTTTGATGAAGTACCTAAAGGTATGGAAGGTTTTGTTTATCTAATTACAAACTTAGCAAATAATAAAAAATATATTGGTAAAAAACACTTCTGGACTAGACAAAAAAATAAGAAGACTGGTAGAAGAAAGACAGAAGAATCTGATTGGAAATCTTACTTTAGTTCATCTGATGACTTAAAAGCAGATGTTAAGGTCTTAGGTGAAGATAAGTTTCTTCGTGAAATACTATATCTTTGTCCTCATAAGAAATCTATGAGTTATTATGAAACTTATGAGCAATTTAATCGTAATGTATTAATGAGTGAAGAGTATTACAATACGAATATTGGTGGTACTTATTATATGAGTGAATCTGAAAGGATTTATGGTGTCGTTATTAAGTCTTCTAATTATTAGCTAAGCCCTGATCTTCAAAGGCGACAAACCTAGTCTAGCAATAAAAAGGGGGTCTTGTCAACCCCCTTGATCTTATGTTATAATTCAATCAATCCTTATCCCAAGTTCCTCTACTCATCCCATCTCTATCCCTACTTCTTTGTTCATCTTCTTGCTTCAGTCACATAATATTCAACGATATCATCCCATGTATAATCCGAAAGATCATAACCTTCCCCTAAAAGTTCATCAACCCATTCAGATACTTGCTCAGCAAGTAAATAATCATTGTATTCTTGCATGATAATTCCAATGGCATTCTGATCCATTTCCATCATGATATAATTTGCTTCGTCAATCGTATCTGCATGACCTTTTCCAATTAAATACTCTAAAATAATGTCATAAGGTTCATAGGATTCTTTAGTAGTTGTGGTTGCATTATTTTTTTGTTGTTCTTCTCTTTTTCTCATTCTTTCTTTTTCTGCTTCAATATCTGCCTGTACAGAACTGGGATTTATTTGAGCAGTTGGTGATCCTTGAGTTGGAGTTTGATCCTGTTTCTCATAATCACTTGGTTTATCTCTTAATCTTGAAATAACATCATAACCTGCTTGTCCTGGTTTTACTCTTGCGGCGAGTTTTGGATTTGCTCTTGCCCAGGTCTCCATATCTTTTTCTTTGTCACCAGTCTGTCCTGATGGTTGTGGAGTTCTTCTTTGTGGAGTACCTCTCCCTGCCCCTCCACCGCCTCCAGAAGGAGTAACGCCTCTACCACCGCCACCTCCAGAAGGTACCCCTGAACCCCCTCTAGGCGCCGCTGGTGGTGTTGAAGGTTGATCTGCTCTTTGAGAACTTGATGGTTTTTGTTCTTGCCCACCACTTCCGGCACCTGCCAGTTTTGCGCCAAGATACCCACCTAATCCACCCAATCCAACAATTCCTACGCCTTTAAGAATTCTTTTTGCTGTTGTACCTGTTAATGCCGCCTTTGCACTTTTAGCAATATCTTTTACTTTTTTAACTGCTTGTCCTATTTTTGCTTTTGTCAGTAATTCTGCAGATTGTCTTCCTGTTAATTTACCACCTCCAACTGGAGACATTGTAGAACTATAACCACCAACATTAGATTTCCTTGCAGAATTTTGAGCAACTCTCTGAAGCATTTTTCTTGCTTCTTCTGGGTTTTTCGCATTTGATAGTATTTTAGATACTCTAGTTCTTGCAGGTTTTGTTACCGCTCTTTTTGCAAGACCTAAAGCACCTTTTGCAACTCTTGTAATTAGTGATGCTATACCTTCATCAATTGCAATATCAAAAATTTCCAACTGTTCTAAAATATAATCTTCAGGAACTGTACTTTCTGTAAGGATATTTTCATTAAAATTTAAATATTTTTCAATAATAATTTCTTCAGATGAATTAGAAAGAAATCCAATAATACCTTCGGCACTATATCCCTCATAAACCATTGAAATTGAAATAGTAGAAAGAATATCTTCTACTATTTCTGCCGTTTCGGAATCATAATATTCAGACTCTTCATTCAAAAAATCATTTTGTTGAATATTAATTTCTTCATATAGATATGCAATATCATTAATGGAACCTTGCGAAACTCTAGACATGGTTATGAATTAGTGCTTTTATATACAGATATTTATAAAAATCAACCCCCTGGTTTATATTTTACGCCAAGTTTTTTATTACGCTCCACATCAGATCTGATTGCTCTTTGTAGTGCTTGTTGTGCTTTTGCAGCATCGTGTTGTTTATATGCTCCAGCAAAAAATGTTCTTCCAATTCTTTCTAATGGATTCGAAGAAGTTTTGGCAAGAGATTGAGCACTTGGACCTGCCTTATAAACTGCTTTACCACCCTTAAATGCAAGATGACCTGCAACTGATTGACCACCTCTATTAACTACGCCAGTCTTGGCAAGTTGAACAGTTTTTCTTTGTTTACCAACACCGGTTGACATAAATGCTGGTCCACCTGGTTTCTTCTGACTAAATGATGTTGGACCACCAATACCTTTAATAGTGGTTCCTGCTTGACTCTGGCGGTTTGCTTTTGCCATTGCTGCTCTTTCTTTTGCATTTGCTCCAGCAATGGTATCAAATGCCTTTTCTGCAGCAGCACCTCCTGCAAGGGCACCAACAGTTCCTGTAGCAGCACTCAAGATACCTCCACCACCAATTGCTCCCGCAGCACCACCAAGCAATCCTCCTGCGGCGACTGTGGCACCTTTAGCAAGAGATCTAGCCCATCCAGATCCTTTTGCTCTTTCATCTGCAGTAGATAATGCAGTATCAAGTACTGCAGATGCTGGACCTGCAAATTTTGAAAATTTTCCTAATCTTGATGCACTTCCTGCAGCAGTTAATGCGGTGTCTGTTGCTTTTGCCGCTTGTCTTGTTGGTGTTACAATTGTTTTTCCACTTGGTCCAGTTCCAGCAGCTGCTCTTTTTAATCTTTCTGCAGCAGATGCTCTTCTTGCATTAGTTGACTGAAGTTGTGCTGGTGCAGGAGGTTTAATAGTTGAAGAAGATGCAGTGGCAGTTGCTGCTGCTGGTTTTGCAGCAGGAAGTGCTTTTTGTTTTGGAGTTACATCACTTACAGAAACTGGTTTGATTTCTGGAGTTGTTGCAGGAGTTGAGGGAGATGCTTTTACAATTGCTGCTGGTTTTGGAGGTGCTGACTGTGCAGATGCAGGTGCTGTTGGTTTAGGTGGAGCACTATATGGAACTATGTCACCACCTCTTGTAGGACTTTTAACTTTAGTAGTTTTCCCTTGTGGATTTATTTCTTTTCTTGCAGATCTAATTGATAGATCAGCAGCAGAACCCTGT